TTTAGAGCCCGATGCAATGGTGTCAGTGGTTCAAGGGGACAGCATTCAAGAGAAAATGGTATCGCAGTTAGCAACTGGCGATGTTTACACAACCAGAATCAAACGAGAGATGCACAATCGCACAGTCAAGCAGTGCATTGAGGAAGTGATAGCTAGGAAGATATCAATAACGTATAAGTTCTTCCCTTGTTGTTACCTGGTTATAAGTCACATTACCAAGGGGGAGATCTTAAATTTTCCCATAGAGGAAGATCTTGATGTAGATGACATACAATACGTACTTAATTACGTACTGGATTGCGTACAGGATGACGAACTTTGATGCGAGGACATAAGGGTCAGACGTATCAGGATTGGGTCGGGACGGAGTCCTGGGGTGACGGCCAGGAGGCTGAGGCGTCCTTCGGCGAACTACTGGAGGAGAGATACCCAGGGGCTAGACCCGCAACCCTAGCCGAGCAATACATGCACATTGACTGGGTCTGCTCTGCTGGTAGCATCGACGTCAAAGCGCTGAAACGTAAAAGCAGAACAGGGGCCAAAACGGAGGACTTCATCTGGCTGGAATTCAAGAACAACAGGGGGGACAAAGGCTGGCTATACGGACAGCAGGACTTCGTAGCCTTTGAGTGCATTGATCACTACCTGGTAGTCCGACGGAAGCACCTACAAAATTTAGCCGAGGAACTTTGCGATACAAATAAAAGTGTTGCAATGGCCTCAGATTCCCTATACAAGGGTTACACAAGAAGGAACAGGGATGACCTCATCTCAATGATTCGCAGATCAGATCTGCTAAAAATACAACACACCAAACTAAATAAGATATGTCGCACTTCTACAAATACAACAAAGGCAACCCCGTCTTCCTCGAGGACGTAGCAACTCCAGCACAAGCAAAAAAAGTAAAGGGGGCATGGCCTTCAGTCACAACTGTTCTAGGTATAATCAAGGATCCCTTTCTTGACGGAATCTATAAACCCATGAAGATCACGGAGTTAGCGAGGGACATGCCTAGCTTGCACTGGAGGGACATTGCTGATTTAACTTACGGAACCAGAGAAAGTCCAGTAACTGGAGATCAAATACCTTCGTCCGAGTTCGGAACCGCCGTGCACAAGCGCATTGAGGACTTCGTCCTCGCGGACATGGATGCTAGACTACCATCAGATAAGACTCCCTGGGACGGATGGGCTCGTCCGTTCATAGATTGGTATATTGACAACGATGTAACTCCAGTGGCTGTAGAGCACATGCTAGGCGAAGGGACGGTCAAGATAGTGGGTAGCGTTGACTTCATCGGCAAGGATGCATCTGGAGAGGCGTTCCTGGCTGACTACAAGTGCAGGTCAAACTGCAAGGGCAGGGGTAAGTTCTATCCTAAGGATCTATATCAGCTTGCTATTGAATCCTGGATGCTTTCCAAGCGAGCTAAGATGGACTACATACCTGGATGCATATCAATCTGCATTGATTGCGACACTAAGAAGCATTATCACAAGGTTTGGAACCCAGAGCAGATCCTAGAGGGCATAGAGATCGCTAAGCTATGCAGTAAGCTATATTGGAGAACCAGAATGTAATAACGATATTAACCAATAACACGCAAACTATGAAAAACATAAATACAGAAAAACTAATTGAATACATTAACGACTGGGCGTATCAATCCCAGAAGCAAGCTGATAAGTGGGGTGCCGATGGTTATTTTTCGGAAGCGCACAAAGATCAAGTGATTGCGGAGTTCTTAAGGGAAGACCTTGTGCGGGGTATCGAGATGGACTTGATAGACGCAGATAATTAGCAAAATGACGGGAGTTGTGTATTTTATAATACATTAAACTTAACACAATAACCGCTTAATGCCATCAAACTTCACACGTAACAATAGCACCTACGCTTAATCCTATGAAAATAACAATCGAACACCACGGAGAAAAATTTTCCTACGAAACAGAGAGCGACGCACTTGACTCTACTGAGTTAGTCGATGCCCTCTTCAACCTATGCGTGTCCGCTGGATACCACAGGAACTCTATCGCAGATTCAATGCACGAGAAAGTTTGCCAAAACATGGACGAAGGGAAACAAACTTTGTAATGACACTGATAAGCCTTATACTAATTTTAATACAAGTAGAAAGCGCTGGAGACGATCTAGCAATAGGGGACAATGGCTTAGCCTATGGTTGCCTGCAAATGCACAAAGCCTACGTCCAGGACGCCTCAGAATACGCAGGAAAGGATTGGAAACATGAAGACGCCTTCGACCGAGAAACAAGCATAGATATCTTTATTGCTTACACCTCAAGATACGCGACCGAAGATCGCATAGGTAGACCCGTTACAGTGCAGGACATAGCTCGGATACACAACGGCGGGCCGAACGGATGGAAGAAGGAATCAACGAAGGCATACTGGCAGAAAGTGAAATCCCTTATAATAAAATAAAAAAACAAAACAATCATAGCAAAATGTATAGAATAAATTATAGCAACGAAGAAGGTTACGGTGGAGAAATGAAAGAAGAGGAAGTCGAAGGAAACCCTTTTGATTTAGCTGATGAAGCTATTATATTTCACGGGCTGGAGAAGTGCATCACTGGAATGGATCAGTTCGGTTACGCCGTCTATGACTACTTGAAGATGCTAGAAGTCTTTACTGCGGACGGAATGACGAACGAAGAAGCTGAAGAGTGGATTGATTTCAATGTAGCATGCGTTAACGCTGGAAAAGGTTTCGTGATTCACTACCCGAACTTATGAATCAATATCGAATAAAATACACCAGGATGGATATGCCCGATGATTACGTTGGATCGACAGTCAAATGGGCCAGGAGTGAAAACGAAGCAGTCAAAATAATTTTAAAGAAGATCCCAGACATGAAGCGCGGATGCGTTTTCAAGCGAGGGGGCATAGGAAAAATAGTATCAGTAGAACAAATATGAATATACCAGACTCAGGAGACAAATCGAACTTTAGCACTGGAGCAGTGCGAGATGCAATGCGAGGCAAGGGCATACCCAGTCTAATTCCCGTTAGCGCACTCAGGGCCGTAGCCAGGCGCTTTGAAGACGGCGCAGAGAAATACGGAAGGAACAACTGGCAGAAGGGCATACCCGTCTCCAGATACATTGACAGCATCAACAGGCACCTATGGCAATTCATGGAAGAGGATCGCGCAGAGGATCATCTGTCCGCTGTAATCTGGAATGCCATGTGCCTTTACGAGACAAAAAACAGGATTGACAGGGGTGAATTACCCAGAGATCTTTACGACATATAACAACTAAAGGGGGAGTAGCTCAGCTGGATAGAGCAACGGTTTTCTAAACCGTGGGCCGCAGGTTCGAGTCCTGTCTTCCCTACTTATTATGAAATACATCACTCAAAGCAGACTCTCCGAATGGAGAAAGGCAAACGAACCCAAGAGGTGCCCCATAAGCCAGGGTAGCATGCACGACACTGTCGTTGATCATTGTCACGCTAGCGGGGAAATAAGAGGGGTTCTGCACAGGCAGAGCAACGCGTTCCTGGGCAAGGTCGAGAACGCATGGAAGCGATACGCATGCAGGAGCGCAGGTGTATCTTTGCCAGAGGCACTGAGACGAATGGCTGACTGGATTGAGTTCAGCAGGACTGGATTACTGCACCCTGTAGGGGCGACCCAACTGCAGAAAAGGTTCAAGCAGAAAAAAAATGAAGAACAATTGAAAATTTTACTTGACCTCGGTGTAGACGTTGCCAGCATGGATGCAAGCAACTCAGATAAGAGATCTAAGTTGTATAGAAAACAAATAACAAAAACCAAGTATGACTAAAGCAAATACGAATAACATACGTAAGAAGCTACAGAGGATACAATCCTCTTTGAAAGCCCCCAAGGGGCAGACTAATAAGTTCGGCGGATACAGCTACCGATCCTGCGAAGATATCCTAACTGCTCTTAAACCTTTACTGGCAATTCAAGAGTGCAGTATCATCATAGATGACGAGCTGGTTGCCCTGGAGGGCAGAGTCTTCGTAAAGGCTGTAGCTAGACTCCTTGACAATGACTCGGATGAAGCAATCAATACAAGCGGTTACGCTGAGCACGCCGAAACAAAGAAGGGCATGGACTTGGCGCAGATCACTGGCAGTGCCAGTTCTTATGCTCGCAAGTATGCACTGAACGGACTTTTTGCTATCGATGACGCAAAGGATGCTGACGCAACCAATGATCATGGAAAAGCATCAAACAAACCCACAACCAATAACAAAAAAACAGAGGAGCTGTTTTAATTATGCCACAAAAATACGATAACACTAATAGCGGAGCTATATTCAAAAACAAATACAAGGAGAGCGACAAGCACCCAGACTTGACTGGTCCTCTCAATGTAGATGGCGTTGAGTATAATATCGCCGCATGGAGCAACGTCAGTGACGCCCAGGGTAAATACCTGAGCATCAAGATCAGCAAGAAGGAAGACAAGGAGAGCAAGGGTTCTTCAGTTCCTGCTAGCGGTTCTACTGACGAGCCGTTCTAAGCTGACTCCAGCTAAGTAGTTCTGGGGAGGGGGTAATGCCTCCTCCCCTTTTTTCGCCCAACAAACAAACAAGAAATGATACCACAAAATACAGAAGCAGAAGAATGCCTTCTCAGCAGTTTCGTAACTGCAGGGGGAGCGAGCAAGTTTGATGAAGTGGCCGCAGTGCTAGAAGCATCAGATTTTTATAAGGTAGAGAATCAAATCATATTTAAGTGCATGCGCCAGATCGTAGTATCGGGCAATGAGCTGGACGAAATATCGTTGTCCGAGGAGCTCAAGAAAGATGGCATGCTGGAGGAAGTCGGTGGCATAGCGGGGATGATGGAGCACATCAACAAGACTGGCATGGTCCAGGTTAAGTTATGCACCGAGATAATCAAAGAGAAGTCCAACCTTCGGAAGCTAATCCGTCAGTTCAAGTCCAGTGTCGAAGAGATGCAGTCCGAATCAAAAGACAGCAGGCAGGTTTCCTCAGAGGTTGAGAGCCTTCTCCTGGGTTTAAACGATATGTCCGATTGCGACAACAGCGTCAAGTCCGCCCTGGCGGAGATACAGGATGAGTTCGAGAGCATGCTGGACGGGAGCTATGAAGCTGACGTGGTCAAGACGCACATCGATCACCTGGACATAAAACTGCACGACGGAGGGATAGGCATGGGAGAGGTTTGCGTTATCGCGGCTCCTACATCCTGCGGTAAGTCTCAGTTAGCTCTGAACGTAGCCAGCAGAGCCGTGGACAAGCAGGGCATATCTGCCCTCATATTTTCATTTGAGATGCCCCAGAAGCAAGTCCTCAAGCGCATGATGCACTCTATGTCGGGGGTGAACCCCAGGAGCATAAAAGCTGGACTAATAACCGAAGAAGAAAGGGATAGAGTCCGCAAGTGCAGTAAAGCTGTAGAGAGCATGAACATCTTCACAAGTCACAGCGTTCGCAATGTTGAAGACTTGATGATCCAGGCTAGATTGATGGTTAGAAAGAACGGCGTAAAGCTGATAGTAATAGACTACCTTCAGCTTGTCCCTTGGGACGCCAACAAGTTCAGCAAAGCGGCTGGTGTCTCTGACATCTCGCACAAGGTCAAGCAGATGGCGATTGAGCTCAATGTAGCAGTAATACTGCTGTCCCAAGTCAACCGAGACGGCGCTCGTTCGGAGGGTGGCCTAGAAGTTTATCATCTACGCGATTCTGGGGACATTGAGAATGACGCTGACGTCATAATTATGATGTATCCAGAGCAAATGGACATGTCCAAAGCTACCTACAAGGATGCTGTCGGCGAATACAAGAACATGGTTTACAAAATCGGAAAAAACAGAGAGGGTGAAAGGGACCTCATGGGGAACTTTAAATTTTACAATCAATACGGGAGGTTTTACTAATGGATATAAGATCAATACACAGTTGCATTAAATACTTTGAGACTACACTGGGCAAGGCCCCCAGGATGGTCAAAGAAAACGACAAAGACGTCTATTGCGGTCCAGTCCTTACGGACTTCGCAAAAGATCTAATTGAAAGAGTAGAAAACAAAAAAAGGAGCAATGCCTACTTGACAAAGCGTTCCCCTAAACATAAAAATAATACGAGGAAAGCTCCTAGGTAACGACGGAGCGGGTTAGTTCTTGACCCTGTTTAATCCTCATCCCCTCTCGTGCGGTCATTCACGAGGGGGGTTTTTTTTATCTAGCCCTACGGATTAACATTCTAACGTCTCTCGTTATGACGCCCTTCCTGGCCATCTCCCTGTATAGTCTTCTGTCTATGTGCGCTCCCATCTCTATGAGCATTTCGGCGCGAGTGACTACGTCCATATTCATGAGCAGTTTGTCCCTCTCGTTTCTACCCTTGCGCTCGTCTAAAGTGATCCTGTTGCGCTCCCTCTCGAACCTCTTGCTCATTAATCTTTCTGAGGCGCTTCCTCTTTTGAGCTTTCTGATTTCTGCTCTTACATCCGCGTCACTCTTGCCCGCGGCCATCTCCCTGTATTGTTCTCCAGTGGATTGAGCTAGGCCCCGCTTGAACGGCTTAAAGTCCATTCCGTTTACAATTCTATAAATGTCTTCACTCTTCACGTTTCCGCCCTTGAGTATCTTTATTTTTTGTTCGGTGCTGTATCCAAAGCTGTCCAGCCTGTTGTAGGCTTCTTCGATATCCGCGTATACTGCGGACGCTTCCGACAGTGCATTCTGGTAGGACCGTTCTATTTCTTGTGGTGATAGCTCGTCAGACTTATACTTCAGGTTCGTTGTGTAATTTCCCCTGGCAGATGAGTATCTCTTGGTGAAGTCTTGTATCCTGAACTCGGCCATCTGGGTCATGTCGATTTTTGAGAATCTTAATCCAGCTTGACGCATCCATATTTCCGCAGGAGAGAAGTCGCCCCTACCCTTGTATGCGTCCATCAACTTGCCGTATTCGTTCGCTACCCCTGGTTTAAGGGTTTCCATCACAAAGTAAGTGCTTCTGTCAATGAACCCTTGCATGCCTGGCTTGTCGCTTACAGTTTTGCCAGTCTCCTTGCGGTTGTCTATGGCTCGCATTAGATTCTGATTTACGAATGTGCCTTCCCCCAGGAACTCGTTAACGAATAAACCAGCTAGTGTTCTTTCAGTTTCGTATTCTCCTTCGTCAGCCTTAAATGTATCAATAATCGGGCCAAGCATTTGGGTTATCGTAGTATGCGGAAAAAGATAACTGGTTGCGGCAAAGGTTCCATGCTTTGTCTTGGGGTTGAACGTAGCAACGAAATCTTTGTTTCTAATATAACTCGGGGAGAAGAATCTAAAGTCATCCTTCTTTTCTGCGTCGATTGCTTCTCCGTCGGTTACACCGCCGAAGTTTCCAATGAAGCTACCTGCCCCTGCAGACACGCCGAGCACGGCTCCCAAAGCTAGAAGTCTTTTTCTGCCCTCAGAAGCCAATTCCTTCCTGGCGGCATCGGTAAGCTCGATACCGAATCTCTTGGCGAACTTGTCTCCGTTGATCATTTCCGTTGCGAACCTGACCTGGTTAGTCGTATTTCTGAATAGCTCCAGGGTGAACGTGACGAATGGAGGAAGAACGCCCTTACGAGACAGAAGCTTAGCAAGCCTGCTGGTTCTGTTGTAGGTGTGATA